ATTCGCTTTTATCGTAAAAGAAGATACTGATAAATTTAAAAAAGGTGATATATTGAAGCCTGCTGGTTATAACGCTCCTGCTCAAAACGGTGCTAGAGGTAATGTTTTAACTGGTAATTATTATATTAACTGGACTGGCCCATTGTATATGGATAGTCAAAGAAGATTAAGAGCATAATATAGAAAGGACACTATGATACTATTAACTGAACTGAATAAACAATTATCTAGCCTTAGCATTGAGGACTTGAATATAACAAAAGATTATATTAAAGACTTAATTGAGGCTAAGATTAAAACAACACTTAAAGTTGGTTCTAAAGTTAACATTGTACAAAAAACTAAAAAGACGCCTGGCGTAATTACTAAAATTATGAGGTCAAAATGTTTAGTTAAATGTTCAATTACAACTTACAGAGTACCTATGAGTATGTTGGAGGCCGCTTAATGTTGTACGCTGATAAAATTATGAATACAGACAAATACAAAGAACTCAAAGATGTAGGTAATAAGATTGCTAAGCAATATCTATCTACAAAATTTGAGTGTAGTGTAGCTAAGGGTATACCTATGAAGTATCTATCTTTTTATAAAGAGTTTTCTAAAAAAGTAAAACCTTTGAGATTTAGATATAGAGGTAATTCAAAACAAGGCTATAGTAGACCTACTTCTTTTTGCCATATGGCTTATGCTGATACTTTTGCTATCTACCATAGATAGACAAGCAGGTGTAGTTTAATGGTAAAACGTTTGTTTGTGGTACAAAAGTTATCTGTTCGATTCAGGTCACCTGTACCAAAATTTTAATTCCTTTGTTGTTATGAAAGTGAAACGGTGCCGTAATGTGGAGGTGAGGCACCGTTTCTATGATAGAGTTAAACTCTATCGTGGTGTGGTATAGTTATTTATACAACTAAATCCCTTGTAATCTAGGATCGTTAGAAAAAAGATTTTTCTTTGCCTTTGGTCTGGCAATACTATCTTTACTTCTTTTTCTTAATTGAGCTCTAGCAGAGATTTCTTTACTTTTCTCTTTTTTGAGAGCTCGTAGGTCTTTTATTAAGTCCATACTTTACTCCTTCTAAAAGAGCGTTTCTTCAACCTTGATGGTTTACTTCCGTCCGTTTCAGGATAAACGATTATAATTATTTATTCAACTTTAGATATTGATTCTTTTGGATTTGCCAAAGGAACTAAACCTAAATCTCTTAAATAACCTCTACTACCACTAGCACGTTTTGAAGTAAACTCTTTTATAAATTCATCAATACCAGGTATCACACCTATGTGTTGATTTTTTACATAAAAGTATAATGGTCTACTAATAGGGTAAGAACCATCTTGTATTGCTTTTAAAGA